TTAAGTTTGTGAGCATATAGCTCTACTATTATTTATGCCTGGCAACAAAAAATGTTGGTTTTGGGCTTATCTTCTGGCTAAATTTTGACGACTAAAGCCCATTCTATCTACAAATTTTAAGCCATTTGATACAAAACCCTCATGTGTCTCGGTTCCGTCTTCTAAATATCCTTTAACAGGACTAACTTCTGCGGCTTTATTTAATTGACTAACTACAGACATTTTTAGGTTGTATATTGCAATCCATATAGTAAATGCTCCAACAATAGCATCTTTATTATTATTAAGATGTTCACTTATCTTAGCTTTCATTTTGTCAGTCATAGGTCTAGTTTCTACAAAATCCATAAAACCACTAGCAAGATTGTTTAAATCGCCCGAAACAATCTTCTTGTTAATATATACAGTAAACAATTGATTAAATGTATTACGTGCTTGTGGGGCAGTATTCATCAATTGATCCACTGCAGGACCATATTTCTTTATTGCATTCTGTGCGTTCTTTAATAAAGTGTTATCTATCTTAAGCTTAGGTGCTGTTGGCATAGCACTAGGAACAATTGCAACATCACTATTATTTTTTAATTGTCCTATATTACCATCCAATGTAACTGCTTCATCTGTAGTCATTGCGTTAGGATCAATATACTGATGTACTGCTATACCAGCACGTTTTCCACTCATTAATTTACCAATTGGGCTATTAGCTTCTACTTTATAAGTAATACCATTAGGATTAGCTTTGAAAACATAGTTACCGTTTTGGTCGTTTAATGGTTGATGAAATAACAAATCACCCCAGTAATAACCCTTAGCACCTTTGCTAGCTTTTTCTAATCCAGGCCATATTTCAGTAATAATAGGCCATAAACTATCACGCTCTACACTACGTGCTTGATCATATTGTACAAATTGTTCAGGACTGAATACTTGACGTCCTGTGCCGTCTTTCTTATTGAACATATGTTTGTCCATAATACTAAACTTACCTGAACTATTACGTCCAAATATTAATGCAGGATATCCATCCCATTTAATGGTAACAGTTGCCGGATTTTTAACTGTAGCAACAGTAGCTTGTATAGCACGATTAGCACCCTCACTACCGCCTAAAAAGATTAAATCTTCTGGGTGGTCTAAATGACCTTTATCTTCATTTATAGATAGTTTGTCAATTTTAGATTTAAGTAATGCTAATGTTTCCGCTAAATTCATAACTGCTCTTTGTCGCTATTCTTCTTTATTGATTTAGAAAACTTACCTTGATCACGGCTTTTAATCGCCCCAAGCAACTTTCTCTCTAATATTTCTGCTTGTTCTTTAGGATAGTTCCTATTAATCATTTCTAATAAATTAATAGCACTGGTAATGATGTTGTGGGCTCTACTCTCAATAACATGACTTGTATCACGATTATTGCCGATAGCTTCCAATTCCTGCAGAAGGCTGCGAGTTTGTTTTTGCATATTAATTTCCTAATAGTATTTATCTATTTTAAGGATTATTTCTTTAAACTATTAAGTAAGTTTTTAAGCTTTGACCCCTGAACATCTACTACAACTTTCTTGTTTTCAGGTTCTAATATCTCGCCTGTAGATTGATCTATAATAGGTTCTGTAGACTGTAATGTAGATTGGGGTTTTAACTTATTCATAATATCAGTGGCGCTAGGTTGTGGTCTGTAACTATCTTCACCGTCACCACCGGAATCACTAATTCTCATGGTTTCTACATTATAATCTAAATCAATCTTTTGTCCTACACCCGTTGAACTACGACTTTTCATACATTGAATTTGATACTTTCCACGTTCTCTCATACTGCGACTTGTAAAGATACCAAACACATTATCTGCTGTATTAATCTTACTGATACCACCAGCAATGTGACTATGGTCAAACTCAATCTCATCAACCGCTGTACGATTCAATTGACTTGCAGTTACCATCAATATACCCATCTCTTTTGCAAGATTACGTAATTCTTCAGCAACATACTTGTCTTTAATAAACTGGTCATTAGGATTGACTTTAACAGATACCGGCATTACTAGATCCAAATAGTCAATCATAACAAAGTCAATTTTAATACCTGTTTGGATCTGTACTTCTTTTAAATAAGCACGAATATCATTTACATTACTTTGTGCGGGTAGTGCTTTAACACGATATTGTCCTGACTTTTTACCTACCATTTTAACTTTAAGTTCAGTTGATCCAATATCTCTACGAATATCTTTTGTACCCATGTTAGTTAACATCGCATCAGTACGCAAACTAGTTAATTCTTCACTCAATTCTAATGTAACATATACACCGCTCATTCCTGTCTGTAACCAATTTAATGCAATATTCATCATAACAAGACTTTTACCTGAGCCAGAACCACCTGCAAAAATATTCAATTCGCCACGACTAAATCCACCATATAGTATTCTATCAAGTTGCGGCCAGCCTGTGCTAACTTGCCCACCACTATTAAAATATTTGTTAATACGACCAGCAGGGTCAAGAAAATAATCTGTACCCATGTCTTTTTGTAAACTGATTTGTACTGCATCTTTGATTAATTTTTCAACTGGTTCAAACTCACCTTTTTCTAATAAATCGGCTGATTTAAGAATAGCTCTTTCTAACTCTTGTCGTCTAGTAAATGCTTCAAATTCTTCGAAGAACCAATCATAATGTCCCTGTACTAATTCAGGTATCACTTCAATATCTATACCAGTGATTGCTTTTATCTGTGTGCTATCAGGCAATACACTATACTTTGTTGTATGTTCTTTGAATAACTCTGCTACTGGACGCAAAGACCTATCAAAGTTTTCAGAGTTCATAATGTTCATAACTCTGGTATAAAGTTCAGCATTAGTAATCATCATTTGCAGAAACAACTTCTGCATCTCTACTGTATATTCTTTATTATTGGATTGTTTTCTCAATTTTCTTCCTCTGTATTTCTATTTTTATTTTACTCATTGTAGCATTTTGCAAGATACTTAATAGAGTTGCCAACTTACCGTAACGCACTACGGCATCATTGACATCTTTAATACCCGGTTCCCAATTAGGTAAACTAACACTATAGCCCAACTCTAAAGCTCTATCACATATTTTTAATCCTGTCTTATCTCTATCTGGAACAACAATGATTTGTTTATTCAATGTTGCAAGCAGTTGTGCTTGTTCATTGCTTATATCATCGTGCATGATTGCGACACCATCAATGCTTAATGCATCAAATATACCTTCTGTTAATATACATACTTGCCACTCAGGCTTCTGTATATTAATGTTGAACACATAACCCGGTTGTTGTTCGTTAATATGTAGGTGTTATTAAGAACGGATACTCATTATAATTTATCCCCCTCGACTGCACATAATCAATATACTCTTTGTGTAATGGATTATTTCCTTCAAGCAATTCACCTTCAGGCAATTCATGGTCTTTGAATTTGATTTTAAATTTAGTTTTCTTTTGAATAACAATATCTAATAAGTCTTTTTGTTGTAGACTTTCTAAACTCCACTTACCTATTTGTGTATCATCTATACCACACCACATTAATAGTTGTTTTGTTTTATAGCTTATGCTACGACCTAATACAAAGTTACATTTGTATCCACAATTGAAACAATGCATAGACCAATTAGTTTGTCCGTCAAACTTGATGCCACCACGCATTCTGCGATCGGGTTTGTGCCCGAGATGGCTACAACAAATAGCATTAAAGCTGTGCCAGCCGCTACTTGTAGTTTTTTTCTTCCCCGGAATAATAGATAAAATATCAAACATTAGTAGTAGTATAACATACTCTAACAGAGATATCAACAACTATGGTTGTTTATCTTGCCAATATGTTGGTTACAAAACCAGCATTGCTTTCAAATTGCATTCTGATATATGGGTGGAAGCCTTCTACAACATACCCTTTTGTATCTGTTACTTCTGTGTATGTGTCAGCGAATATTGGATACCAATCTCCATCAACAATAGTAGAACCTTCAATGGCAATATTACCATAATAATCACTATATTCTGCCTGCAAAGTTAATACACTAGAATCATTGGTTGTAATTACACTGGTATAATAAGTCAAGTTGCTATCGCTATTACCATTACTATTGTTGTTAGGGAACGATTGTCCTGTAGGAATTGTAACTGGCATTGAAGGTACAAAGCTAGGAAGTACACTATTAACAATATTTAAATCACCTCTAGCACCTGCATTTTGGTCAACGAATACAGGATAATCAAATTCTCCTACCGGAATCTCTAATGAGTAATAACATTTTTGAGCATCAAAACTTTCTATATCAGCAGGACCTAACATTAATGCGGCAATTCCTGTTGCAGGTAATTGCAAGGTTAGTGCTTTTTGCAATAATAATTCATTACCCTGATAGTTGATAATTCTACATGTTATTGATTTACCAGTAATATCAACAGGTTTTTGTTGTTGATTTAGAAACTGGAACTGAATCATGTTATCTACACCCTTGTGTAGTGTTAGCGGCTTGGCATACTGAGGCATATAACTCCTTGGGGAATTTCCTGATAATAATACAACGATTTGGCGTTGTGTGTAAATAAAAACTTGGGTTGAGTACACAAATGTAATCTCCTATTGTGTATTTATATATTAATTTATTAATGGTTTAGTTTGCCCGATAAATATATCCGAGACTATAATTTTAATGATACAAAACGAGTTTTTTAAACGATTAGGCGAAAATCACCCCTTCATAACTATTTGTTCCTACGCAAATCAAGATTATGTAGGAATTGTCCAAAACAGGGACGATATAGTCACCACTATATATGACTACGGATCTATAATAGATAACTCTATTAAAGAAAAATTCTTGGAATTAGGTGATATTTGGTGGTGGGAAAGCAATAGATTAATACCCATCAATCTATTCTTAAAAGACGAATGGAGCATCTTTAAGCCCTATATTAGGACATTCAATAACAAAAGTCTTACTATACTACATGGTCCTGTATGTAGTATAATTGAATTAAATAAACGTAGAAGCAAACGCCGTAGTATTACATTAGTAAAACGCTTACCCTAATAGGTTCATATGAACTACAACTAGCTGTGAATAGGCTAAACTATGCGACTTTTTAAACACATACCCGTCTGTACCTTTATCCCATACAGTTTTAGCAACATTAATCCATCGTTCACCTATTAAATGCTTCTTACCAGGACGAATTACAGCTAGAAACATAGCTAATCTAGGAATACTATCTACTGGTTCCGGCATTTTTTGTAAATTATAAAATTGATTATTTAAGTGAATTAATTTCTCTACAAATACAGGATCTTTAAGTTTATCCCAGTTAGGTTCTCGCATTAATTCTATTAAATGCAGTTCATCACTAACCTGACTATACACATGAACATTCAATAAGTCTAATTTAAAATATCCACGTTTATCTGCAACTGTATAATCAATACTTGACATACTGTTGACTGGATCATATGGAATGTCAGTAACATATACACCGGTAGCATGTTTACGTATTGGTTTTACATTACGCATTGCTGCCGGCGTATGTTTTATAAGTTGTAATAACTTATCTCTATCACCAAAGTCAATGTCAATATCTGAGTCTATTCTCATTTTGGGGGAGGTACCAGTTCTGCTTTAATTA